GCTCGCTGAAGGAATATGGCTTTTTCTCGCAAACGATCGACCTCCGAATTAAGAACCTCAGTCACTTCTTCTCTAGATAGATTGTACCCCTCTGGGGGTTCAACTACTGGGAAAAGATTGAGTGACGGGTCCTTCAAGGCCAGGGGGCCGAGCAAGAGGGATTTCTTTATCTTTTTATCCTTTCTCACTGCGGCCTGGTACGGGTAGGGTAGCTTCCAGAGAAACTTATCCTCCTGCCGGGCAAGCAATCCGACATTTGCTCGTACAACCCTTATAAAAGCCTTCTTAGTAGATGTAGCTTCATAGGCAAGACCTAATACATCACTGACGTTAGGCTTCATATAGAGAGCGTTTGCGTTTGTTTTCTTCTCCTTCAGACTACCCGAAGAGGAGAAAAGGGTGGAGTTTATCTCGGCGTGTTCATCCGAGACTCCACTCTTCTCTTCATTGACAATCAAACCTATCGCGGAGCCATGTCTGATTATGGCGTCTTTCAAGTTAGATTTCCTCTTGGGTTCTCTCAATAGGAGATCATCGCCGTTGATGAGACAACGATGTTGGGTCCACTCGTTAAAACTGATGACCCCATCCTCCAGAAGGTCCACCAGAGCAAGATCAACTAAAGTCTTGTTGATCAGACAAAGCAGCGGAAAGCTCATCACACTCCCCATAGGCTGCCCCCTCTGAAAAACTTCGTGTTCCTCGGGTTCGCCGTCACTATTAGCTAGCTTAAGCTTCCCAAGTACTCGTAAGCATCTTGCTTGCTGATGGGAGAGATCTTCTGAAAGATCGATCAAAACTTCAATGGCAGCTTGAGTGTAGGCGGACTTGATATTGTCCGTTGCCCCTACATAATCAAAACTTAAAAAACTACCATCTCCATTAAGACCAGTTACTCTGTCGGGCGTCGGGTCCCCGACAAGCAACCATCCCTTCCTCTCCAACGCTGCATAAAGAGAATTATGCAAAGGTGAAAGCGTACGTGTGTTACTCGAACTGTAACATGTCACTATACGTGGCTTCCCCGAAGAAAACACGAGGACATATCGGCAGAGGTCACTAAACTCCTCTTCGTGCCAATTTCCCCCGTCTTTCACCTTATGATGCAGCGTAGCGGAGCCATTCGGGATATATGGCGCCGGAGTTCTATTCCAACCTTTAGGGATGTTCTGTACCAGAGCTCTCTTAAACAACTCCAGGTGATCCAGATCCACCTCCGCAGGAAGGGCTAGTGCTTCTTTCCAGGCACTGAGTTTTTGGTCAAACAATGGCCTACAAACCTTACAGCATGACTTCTCAGCCTTCTGTGAAGTTTTAATACTCAGCTCTGCTAACGTAGGAAGGTCAGCAGGGAAACAAGAGCGTACTGCGGAACGAAGATGACCGCAGGAGATACGCTCGGGGAGGAGGTTGCTATCCCCCTTAATCCCTAGATCCTCCGAAAGGTATCTAACTAAGGATATCGCCTTTCCCCTAAGGCGGGTGCTCATGGTGCACCTTAACGAACCATCGTCATCCTCCAAGCAAGCGAACTTGTTGTAAGAACGGTTCGTTGAATCTTGAGACTGCGCGGACACAGAATCGTCTAGCGAGTCACCTGAAACAGGCTTCCGGGATTGACGCCTCCCTTCTCTTGCGTTATCACGTCTTTTTCGTTTTGTCTCCTTGACGTATCGGAGAACTGATGCTGCCAGAGGTGCGCACACGTGGCACTTGCCCGACCCACAGCATGAGGGACTTCCTTCGTGATCCAACTTAGCCGCTTCCCCATAGTTGGCGGAGCCGTAGCTTTGGGGGATTGTGAAGCCCTTAACACTCAGTGAAGTTTCATGAGGATCGACACCATTACACCTGAAAAAGCCATCGGGAGCAAATCTCAATGGTGAAACGTAGGGTGTATATGTCATCTTTGGTATTTCATGAGGTTCAGTTCGTAATTTATAGACTACCGCGCTCTCCAGCACTGTCTAGCTTTTGTCTTGACGTGTACGGGTCTTGCCCACCACGGAGCATTTAATAAGAGGTTTTGTCCTCCCTCCGAAGAGTACCACTTTTACTGAAGTGGTCAACAGTATCCGCTTTCTTAAAGGCGTGAACGGCAAATCCCTATTCGGTCCGACTCGAACGGACTGGATAGCCAACCCGAAGGAGCATCGCGAAGGGTCTAGATACCCCACCAATATTTCACTAACCACTCTCACTAGTCGAGTAGCCAGACTTACAACGGCGCGAAGGCCATCGCAATATGGCGGGCAGGACAAGTCCT